CCATTCGGTTCAGTCATTTTGTTGGCTGCGGCGACAGGACCGCAGAATTCAGGCGTGAGGCATTCCGGGTGTAATGACACCCGCCGGTCACTCAACCGGCGGGTGCCGGAATGAAGCGGGGCCGCCAGACCGCGCTTGAGCCGGTTTCACCCGGCCCACTGCGCATAAAGCACGGTCGGGCGCCGCGGCCAATGGGGTGCCGGTCTTCGCCACCCTTCGCCACCCTTCGCCACCCGAAGTTACCGAGGCGGTGGGGTGGGCTCGCCCTGGAGCCGTTGCAGCTCCTCGCCCAAATCATCCAGCGCCGTGAACGCGCCGGACTCAAACTCGCGGTCGCCGCTCGGCAATTTGCTCGGCGGCAGCTTGTGCCGCAGCAACGCCTCCGCCCGCCGCGCCCGGATCAGCATCAGCACCGCTGGCAAGGTCTGGTCGCCCGGCGGCAGGGACCGCAGGACCTTCTGCGCCTGCTCGAGGGTCATTGTCCGCCCTCCATCGGTTGCACGCCCAGGCGGCCGACCACCTTGTTCTGCTGCTGCACGGCGCTCTGCTGCCGGTTCTGCGCCCAGTTCTGCATGGCCATGGCAAACCGGCCCTCGGGATTGCCCACCAGCTCTTTCTGGTAGAACGGATTCGCGCCGACGATCTGTTGGGCAAACCCAAGCTGCGCGGGCGCCGTCGGGTCGTTCTCGACGAGTCGCGGCGGATTGCCGAGGAACATGGCGGCGATGTCCGCGTTCACCTGTTCCTGCAACTTGGCGCTGGCGCTGGCGTCGCTCACCAGCAGCGATTGCGCCAGCAACGGGTCCACCGCCATCAGCTTCATCCGCACCAGTTGCGTCTTGTCGATGACGCCGGCGGCGTCCTCGGGCACCACGAACTGCGAGATGGCCTGGAGCTTCTTGATGCTGAATTCCATGTCCTGGTCGCGCACGTCGGTCTGAAGAATGATCCCCGTCTCGCCCGCGATGACCGCGCCCGCCAGCTCGGGCTTGGGTGTGCCGGTCACGCCTTCCCATTCGGTCGGCGTCGTGTATTGCTGCATGAGCGCCCACATCTGCTGGAACACCTCGTTCCACAGGCTCAGGAAGTTCGACACCATGCGCTGCTGTTTCATCTGCACCCGGGCCGGCGCCGCGGTGGGTGTCATGCGGCCGAACCGCTGGTCGGCGATCTCCAGCTCCAGCCGGATGATGCTTTCCGCCACGCCATCGTGGCCGGGCAATTCCATGAACCGCGGTTCCTCGCCCCGCAGTGTCGGGATGCGCGCCGCCGGGCCGAACACATCCTGTTCGTCCATCATGCGCGACGGCACCAACCGCGGGGGCAGGGTGGTGAGCGAGGTCCGGTCAATGAGCGAATCCTGCTGCACCTTGATGCTGCGTTGCTGCGGGAACGCCCGTTCCGGCACGCCGCGGCTCGCGGTCAGGCTGCGGCACCACCATTCCGCCGCGCTGCTGGCAAAGGGCATCTTGCCATGCTTGAAGTCGCACAGGCCATGCCGGGCACACAGTTCCTTCTCGTTGTCCTCGGGGTCGTGCGTGAAGTGCGGCGAGAACACGGTCACGTAAACGCCCGGCACCCCATACTCGTCGAGCCGGGTGGTGTAGGCGGTGATGACTTCGACCAGGTTCACGCCGTCTTCGGTGTCGGCCACGTAATCGGTCTCATGCACGCGGGCGCGGCCCTTGTCGGCCTCGTCGGTCCACGTCGAGTATTTGCCCCGGCTCGCCCACGCCTGTTCGATCCATTCGTGGTCCCAGCCGTCGGTGTATTCCTTGGCCCGCAGTTCGTCCTCGGCCAGCCGTTCGCGCACGAACACCTGGCCGGTGGACGTGTCGCCCTGCTCGTCGGGCACAAACACGTCGCGCCACGGTTGCAGCGCCCGGATCAGCGGTTGGTTCCGCATCAGCGCCGGCACGGCCAGCTCGATGGCTTCGCCGGCCCGCAGGGTTTTGACCAGCGCCTTGGCCTCGGTCATCGAAAGCTCGGGCATCCGTTCCAGTTCCATGCCGTCGAGTTCCGCGGCCACGCGCTGCGCATACACCTGCCGCAACAGTTCGGCCGACAGTTCGTCCTGCATCGGGTCCGCCACCAGCACGGCCAAGTCGGGCGCGAGGCTTGCGGCGTCGTTGAAGCTGAGCTTCACCTTGCGTTTGCCCAGCCGGCGGTCCCAGCCGACTTGCACCACCACCCAGCCGTAGGTGCGCTGGTATTGCGCGGCCAGCTCCACCTCGCGTTGCAGCGATTCGTTGAGCTTGGTCCGCACCATCCAGTAAATCATGCGGCTCGCCACGGCGGCGGCGGCGGCGTCGCGCACCTGCGTGCCCTCGGCCTTCGTGAGCGAACGCCAGAAGGCGTTCACCAGGATGTCCACGTCGTCGGCGATGATGTCGTCGGCCAGCAACACGCGCTGGTCACTGGCGCCCTCCCACGGCATTGCCTTGAAGTCGCCCGCACTGTGCTTGCGACAGTCGCGGGACTGGTTCTCCCACAGGGCGAACCGGATGCGTTCCGCGTCGTAAAGCCGGTTGAAGGCGCCGCCGCTGGGCGAGCACCGCTGGAAGGTCTGCGTGAGGTCCGCCAGCCGTGGCTGGTCGGGATCGAGCACCACGGAGGGTGACCCGTCATCGTGGTCGGTTGATGTCATGGCCTTGCGCTGCGCTGGCATCTGGCGGCCCCGACTCCGGCAAGGTCTGGCGGAAAGCTAAGGATTGATCGCCGAAAGGCAAGTTGAACAGCGAAGGCGCGAAGGCGCGAAGCGGGGAACGTCATGGCTTTGCCTTCCTTCGCGTCTTCGCGTCTTCGCTGTTAATCCCATGCCGGTCACTGCTGATACCCGCACAGTTCCCCCACATCCACCTTGCAATAGCGCACCCGTTTCCCGGTGCGCCCCACCTTCAGCGTCCGAAGCCGGCCCACGTCCACCAGCGCCCGGATGTCTGTTTTATACAGCCCCGTGAACCGGCACACCGTTTCCAACGGCACCCACGCCGGCAACCCCATCCACGTCTTCCTGCTGATCTCGTCCATAGTGTCTTTGTGTTCTGCTCCTAGATGTTTGCTCACAAAACTACCAACCGCCCCGGAAGGCCGCTTGCCCGGATTGCCATTACATTCTCTGCCCCAAAAGCTATAAGGCAGCTTGGCGCCGGACTTGTGTTTCCGGGCTCGCCGGTGACGTGGTAAAAGGTAAGCCGGCCTTTGAAGAAGAAGACTGCGGTGGCCGCCTGCCATACGTAATCGTGAAACATGCGGGTCTCTGTGCGAGCAAAGGTAAGTGCGATTGCGTTTCCGTGGTCGTGACACCGCGCCAACCATTTGCAGGTCTCGTCGCCATACGGCGGATTGCACCAAACCCGGCCCTCCCACGGCTTCAACAACCCGTTGTCCTCGAAAGTGTAATGGCGGGCGGCCATTTCCCAGGGGCGAACCCGCGGTGCGCACGGGTCCAAATCAAATGATCCCAGCGCGCGGATTATTCCTGGCGGAGTAAGCCATTCATCCTTGCCTCGCTCCACCCGCTCAAAGTGGCCAAAGCCACCAATCTCCGGTGCCGCGTCAATCTGGCCGTTCAAAAGAAACTGCTGCCCTGTGCTCATGTCTTCCTGCTTTCCTGCCTTTCAAATTCAATAAGCGTAACCCGCCTTCGCCCGGAACATCCCCGGCGTGACATGCACCAGCTCGTCGTCCTGCGCCACGTAACGCACGAGGTCCGCCGGGTCCTTGCACGCGCCGTCCTCGCCGCCGCGCCCGGTGAAATTCTCGAACATCCACATCACCTGCTGCGCCGCGTCGCTCACGCAGAGCCTCGGTTCATTCACCACCGCGCACAGCGGCTGCTGCTCGTCGAAACTCAGCAGGTCATGCACGGCCGTCACGCCGTTGTCATCGCCCCGGCCCGTGTAGGCGGGAATCAGGTCCACGCCCTCATGCACCTGGCCGCGCTCCTCCTGCTTCGCCGCGAACAGCTCGATCAGGTTCGTGCCGCCCTTCTCGGCCGCCTGCGGATTCATCGCCGCCCGCGGGTCAATCTTCCGCAGTTGGATCGGATACCGCACCACCACCCCCCGCTTCCGCACCTCCGCAACTTCCTCCCGTCCCCACTTCATTCTGCCTTCTTCCTTCTTCATTCCGCCTTTGGCCATGGCCTCGTCCAACAACCGCCTCGCCATCGGGTCCTGCGCCTTCCATTCCCCGTCCGCGCCCAGCTCCAACGGAATCGTCTCCAGCTCCTTCAGCAGCCGTTTGTAGCGGGTCACGCCATAGCCCAGGTTCATCTGCGCCGGGCCCGCGTCGCCATCCCAGCCGTGCCGGGAATCCTGCGTCACCTTGCGTTCCGTCGGCACCGCCCACTCGCCGTAGGTCTGGCAGTCGGGCCAATCCTTCCAGATGAACAGCCGGCGCGGATTGCCCGGCGCCACGCGCACGTAGAGCAGGAACCAGTTGCGCGCCCCGGCCGGGTCGATGAACAGGTAGTTCGTCCCCTCCGCCGGCAGCTCGCGCTCGCGCACGACATGCACGTTGCGGTTGAACGTCGGGAACTGGAGCCCCATCACGTCCTTGGTGAACCCGTAGAAGATTCGCAGCACGTAATCCCGCGGCTTGCCCTCAACCGCCCGCGCCACCTGCTGCCCGTAGGTCTCGCCGCCGCTGCCGAACACCGTCATGTCCGAGTGGAAGTAAACCACCCGCGTGCGCTGGATGGCCCCGGCCTGCACCAGCGGCACGCGCCCCGGCCGGCACCCTTCGACCAGCACTTGGTTCTGCGGCAGGATCTTCGCCACCTTCGTCCGCAGAATCTTGCCCGTGCCCACCGCCTCCTTGATCGCCGGCGTGATGCCGTTGATCGGCGTGAAGCTCCACACGCCGTAGCCGGGCCGATACTCACCGCGCCGCCGCAGCATGGTCAGCCACGGGATCGGCGCGTTCTCGTCGAGCCACCACGCCACGCCGTAACCCTCGCGGGCGCCGAACTCGAACCCCTCGAACTCCGCCGGGTCGCCGCGATACGTGGCGAACAGCAGCTTCACCCCGCTCGGCAGCACCAGGATGCGGTCGGCGAACCCGTTCTTCGGATCGTAACCGATGCTGAACACGCGCCGCGGATCGCGCCGGCCGTTCAACGCCTTCAGGTCCGGCGGCAGGAAACGCCACACCAGTTGCTGCGCCGTCTCGATGCTGCTCCGCTCCGTCTCCGACCCCACGAGGAACCGGGCATCGCTGCCCGCGTCCTGCGACAGCATTTCCAGCACCAGATGATAGGCGCAGTAGAACGACTTGCCCGACCGATTGCCCCCGAGCAACACCAGCAACTTGGGCCGATACCGCCGCACCACGCGCCGCGTGAGCTTCCACGACTTCATGGGCGGCAGGAACTGGAGCGGGTCCCGTTCCGCGTCCGCAATCGCCTGCCGGCGCCGGCTCAGGAAATCGCCCAGCCCCCGCTCCCCGTGATTCCGCAAGATCGCCCGCGCCTGCCGCTCCGTCGGCAACGCAAACAGCGGATGTTGTGGCTCCTGCTCAAACATGGTCAGGCAAATCGGGATGGAACAGCGGAGGCGCAAAGGCGCGAAGCGGGAACGTCACAGCTTGGCATGGTCCCATTCTTCAATCGCAACCACGTCTTCGGTGAATACGGATTCACGAAGGCGGAAGGCAATTTCATCCCCCGCCTCCACCAGCCGGCGGATGCGCTTGTTGGCCGCGGCCAGATCGATTTCGAGTTGATCGGCGTGGTCCAGTGCCAGCTTCAATCCGTCTCCCGGATTCATGAAGTCTCCAATAGCGATGGTTTGACGGATTCCATTCGTCCTCGGTGTTGGTGTGTCGCTCATTTCAACCTCCGTTCCGCGTCTTCGATCATCGCAACCAACTGTTTCGCGTTATCAAATGCCCAACGCTCGGTTTTGATCGTGAA